CGATAATGCACGTAGTTTAAAGTCATTACGGACGCTCATGCATATCTATGGTAATACCATTGAAACAACCACCATCGTGGCGTGTCGCTAAGAAAGACTTTTCAAAGCCAAGATCATTTATTTATTACACTGTAATGATCAAAACAGTGTGTGCAAAGCACAAATCAATAAAAGAATTTGCCGACTGCCTATTCCAGGGCAGCACCATTTCTACCACACTACATATATAGCCTAGCAGCGGTAATTCAAATTAAAGCTTGATTTCTCAAGGTTGCGAACCTATTAAGCTGGATTGATACCCCAGCCGCAACAAAGGAGAGGTTCTTTAACGTCTTCCCTCAAAAAGACTACAATAAATTATTTTCTATTGTTAACAGTGGAGTTGGCAACCATTCGTCGCGAGCCACCAAAAGAAACAACAGAAACAAGATCATCTTCCTCTTTGGATTCAATCTTGTCTTTAAGTTCCAATATCCGTCGGCTCAAGTCATCACGGACATTGATTTGCTCATCAATTTGAGCCTGCAATGCCGATAACTTCTCACCAATTAAACGATCAACACGATCAGTTAAACCAGGAGTAAGTTTACTCTTCATAGAGCGTTGCAAACTGAGACTAAGAGGAACTGGAACAACATAAACATCAATACTACCAGCAGACAACCCGGCAGTAGTCGATAGAGTGAATGTGACACTACACTCACCATTAAAATAATAAAAATATGTGGCAAGACTGCCAACATTAGCCACGAAGGCATTGGCAGTATAGGTCTCATCATTATTCATCAAAAGATATTGATTTGATGAGGATGCAGGGACAGTAACAATAGTACTGATTGTCAACACAGCTGCAATTGTACTGCTAATGCAACTCAACACTATCATATACCCCGTATTCTGAGCCGTAAATGAAAACTTCGTATTACTAGTGGTCGGAACCTGTATGCCAAGAGGATTAGATCCAAATATAGTATTTGCTTCTCCTAATGGACTTGCACTTGTGCTATCACCAGTCGTATATATATGACTAAATCCGGCGGACGTTATGCTGGACGCAAGATTCTGCTTAGGATTTATCATATCAAAAGCATAATCAACCCACAACTCACCAACATAAGTCGTAACCGCATTATTCTGGGTAATCAATTGAAACAATCCAACATCATAAAACTTTGGTGAATCCGCTAAATAACCACTAGAATTTTGTGAAGGATTAACAAAGTAAACACCAAGCGAATTAAGATTCTTTTTATGATTGACAATTAAACTAGTAGACACAAATGGTGTACTTTTCACCATCCCACCATAATTTTCAGCTGCTTCATCATTTAAAAACGAAGGATCAGTTGGGTCATAATTTACGACCATGATAACTTTACCAGGCGAACTCGCCGAGTTTACAGCGGTATACGCTTCAGCAACATACCTGAAACGTAAATATCGCAGACGGTATTTTTCATAACTAGCCGCAATACCACTAAATATTGGAAACATGATTGAATTGGCGGGATTAATATACAGCCCACCACCACCAAGAGTATTGCTGAACGCTGATGTGCCAATTATGTCAGTAATTTTTTCCGTGCACCTTTGAAATCGATCCACGATATCGGCACGTGATTTAATATACTGAGCATTATTGACACCATCACTCTTTCTCACAAATTCAGTGCGTTTCGAGCGGCGCATTCTTTGCCTCAATGGACGTTGGGGTTTAGACACGCTCCTTAGTGCAGTCACTCCTATAGCGCCTCCACCCATTTCACGGCGCAACTTGCGTCGCAACTTGCGACGTTGTTTCTTAGTGCCAGCATATTTTGGAGGCCCAGGATTAGGTTCAATATTGATACTCGTGTCTTTATTCCACTGATTAAGGGAGTCATACTCTACCTTATCAAGATATCCATGAGACGCCTTATCATAATATTGATCAGCCATTGTTCTATAGTATTTTTCCTCTTCTTGCGTTGGATACTCATTCACTATATCTTCAATATCTTGATCATTACGATTATTTATAGCAGATTCATATTGAAATAAATTGCGGCCAACAGCTTCAGGGAAAATTTTATCCGTCAATTTCTTGGCAAATTCATAACCCTTTCTATCCTTCCAGACAACTTCTCTGTTGCCGCCTTGTGCATTCTTAGTAAATACATGCGTGTGCCCAGAATGCTTGGCAACACGAGGACTGAATAATGTTTGCTCTTGAGCAGCTTCAGCAACTGCTTTAGAGTTTTGACCAGGATTTGGTTGTGTCATAGCTAAAAACTATAACTCCACCCGCCACCCAAGAATGAGAACCTCCATCGAATAATCACTAGGCAAAAGGAAATTGTATTGTCGTTTGGCGCTTAAGTCGCTCACAAACAATTTAAACTGCTCGCGCAGATCCTTATCCACATAAAAATGACTATACAAAGATCGGAGTATTTCTTGACATTCTTCATTAGCTTTTGGCAAATAACATAACTTTGCTTTCAGCTTGTCAAAATTGGGATACCCAACAAAACACTTAAATTCATCAGAATACGTAACGGTTTGACCATAAAAAGAATGGCCGATAAGTGAGTCACTTTCACGCGCTAAGCTGTACTTCATTCCAAGCTCAGCAGAATATTTAGCAAACTCATCATATGTAATCTGATAATCAGTCTTCATGCACAACAATAAATCATCACCCAGGACATCAACCTTACAGTGCTGTATCCAATCGTCAAAATCAAATTCACAACGAATAACAACATAAGCCAATATCAACCAGGATGCCATGCAATTATCGTAAATGGTGTTAAAAGATCCACTAGGATTACCGTGATCCTTAAAATGCACTTTACCTCTACCATCAACAAGCCCAACTTTAATTAGCAATTTATATAATCGTTGAACCACTTCGGGAGCATAATGCAAATTTTTACGAATATCACGAATTGCCTCCATAATTTTATTAATGAGAGAGCGATCAAATTGATCACCATCAATCTCAAGGAAGCAATTATACTTTCTTCTTTTATTACACCATTCGGTAAAGCCGCCATACTCAAGTTTATCACCAACTGCAACCAATCCACTGTTCATAATCATTTCATTCTGCAACTGAAAAGTGCGAATATAAGACAACAGCAGGTCGACAGGGGGAACTTGGATGGTTCTGATCTTATTATTATTAACTTTCTTAACACTTAATAATTCCTTCTTAGCAAACACATACCAGTAGACGTCATTGACTTCATCAGAATACATGAAGGCGTCACTTCTGGCTTTAACAACTTCAGGGATACACATAAACACATCGCGCTTATCATCATAATCAATATTATATGGAAAACCAGGACTCTTTTTCATTTTAAGTTCTTCAATAGCATGCGAGTATTCAATCTCACTACTTTTACTAACTTTCTCAGCAAACATGCGCAAAACAACAGCTTTAGCATGTGTCCATGATTCATCATCAATATTTGAGACAGGCTCACCATTATAAGGTTTGAGCGCAGTGTCAATACCATCCCAATTATAATAAGGATCAAAATATTTGTATTCAAAAGGAAAAATAAAACTTTCTTCTCTAAATTCACGATGTTTTGGTAAAGGTCTATAAAAAGAATTACCTTGATCACTGATTGGAACATCCACACAAACAACATTTGGTAATATAGCATCAATCAGATCAAGGTCATCTAGTTTAAATTGAGAAGTCTTTGTATGGCTACAAGCGGCAAATACATGCAACGAGCCTGTTGGTTAAGATCATTGGAACTTATGTGTATTCCCACAGCGGCAAATGGAACATTACTGCTAGGTACTTGCAACACAAGACCACCACAATCACCTGGAGAAGTTGAACAGGTGTAACAATTGGCACCACCAAATGGACCATCACAAAATTTTGCTGGACTAAAATAGCGGGCTTTCCCAGAGACTGCACCACTAATTATTCTCAATCCTTTCGTAGACATGGTGTCTCCAATACCAACAAAAAGTGTCGGCACAGCATAAAAACCACCATTTTCAATACGAACTTTTGTGACATCAAAATGTTTCACACTAGGATCTTGTAAGTTGATCAAATGACCATTAATATATACATCAACTACATTAATGTGATCAAGCACTATAATATAAGCGCCAAATCTGAAGCCATGATGCAAAAATTGATAACTAGAGTCAAAAACCGGAATAAAATATTTACTCCATTCAGTATAATGGAATGCCGGCTCAACACCAAAGCCTTGAGGTTTTTGGGGGATTGGTTGTTTCAAAAACGTAGTTTCATAATCAATGCCACTCTGTTCCCACCTATTATCATTAGCTGCTGCAACAGGAGCCTTACGCTCAACCGTAGCATTCTTCTTTCCATAGTGACAAGCAGCACACATTTTAGCAGATGGGTTCTTAGTCATTATTTTCTTTCTACAACCTTCATTCTGACACGGACGAGCTTCCTGCCAATAACAATTTTTACAATCCTTGAAGGAGCCATTCACTTTACCACCACACTTACTACAACCTGAAACAGGGAGATTTTGTGGTTTTTGTGGCATCTCTTTCTTTTCTTTAGGAAAGTACTTACATGCAGGGATGTGATATCCGTCAACATCTTTATCACAAGGACCAACATCATGACCTAATACAACACAAGTAGCCACTTTAACTGAATTGGCGGCTTGTTTAACTTGTTTATTTTTCTTGCCACGGATGCGCTTCCTCTTGGGTTGAACAACAACTTCCGCTGTGGGCAACACAGATTGTTTCTTTTGCTTGACCTCAACTGTGCCCATTCTTCGGCCCATTCTACGCTCGGATTTACTCATCCCGTTCTCAGCATCATGATATCCTAAATAATCATCAGCAATCCATTCAAGGGCATCATCTATTTCATCATGGTCATTTTCCCATTCATAATGACGATCGTCCTCACGATCATCAAAAACGGTGTCTCCAGAAATCCATTTAATACGATATTTCCACTTCGCATCCTTATTGCGCTTAGTTTGCGGCAACTGGATTTTCTTTTTCATCTCACGAAGGTACTTAATCCGAGATTCTTTAGACATAAGGTTCCAAGCCACAGGATCAATTATGACGGGATCTTTAATTTCTTCCAACAACTTTTCAGTCTTGGGATCGGGTTGATCACATCCATCACAGCATCCTTCTTCAACATCAGTTTTCTTAAGCAAATTGTACAATGCCACCACAAGCGCTGTGCTAATGCCAAGACCAGCAACCATCATTATATACGGGTGGTCCTTTGGTAAATTGAGCATTTGCGACAAGTAGGTTTCATCAGCCACTTGTTCTGAAGCGGCAACAAAATATTCAAGCGGATAGGCGTATTTTTGTTGCTCATAATCCAACTCGTCAAGTTCATCTTGATCAGTCACTTTAACACCATACTTGTACTGGCGTTTCAGCTTTTGACATTTATCACCAATATACTGATACAATTGACATGCATTAGATGAAGTCGAACAACGCCAAATGTTGGTAAACAAATCCTTATTACATGACGCGCCACAAGTACATTGAACTGGGGACAATATATCCGCGCCAGTATGAGTAACTTCTTTAAGCACGTCAACAAATTGCGCCAAAAAATCAACTTTTCGCTTAAGTTTCTTATTGTTAAAAAACAATAATTGCAAAACTTTAATAGCAGTAGTTGTGATTTTTGTCCATTTATCACCTGTCGCTACAAAATCAGGCTTTGGATCAAAATGCTTATGATCACTTTTGGAGAATTGTTCGCGAATACCTCGAAACTTATCCACCTCATTCAAATCAACTTGACCCTTAGAAATTGGGAACTTTTGCTTTAAGTTAGGCTTTCCAATCATATTCATGAGATCTATCTTTACCTTATCAGGACACCAATGTTTAAGATATCCATTGTTGCGCTCAGCATACTTTGCATATGTTGCTGCCGCATCAAGGTTGTCATCTTTATATACACAATGTCTAGGCAATACATCAAGATTTGGATTCGATGAACTTTTTCCATACGCATACAATTCCAACCAAAATCCATTATAACATTGCAACATCATTCCAGTCGTTCCACAATGACAGGTTATGGTCGCAGATGAATATTCCATTTCTTGTGAAGATCCCTTTATTTTATCTTTTCTCAATAGATATGGACCAACATTTCCTTTATGTCGGCATGACACACGCAAATAATTATTGCGATCAGGCGTCACCGCATCAATGATTTCAGGAACTTTCGAAGTTCCGGAGTTTGACGGGGCAAGCACCTCATTACGAGACGCAGCCTCCATTTTAGCATGAACAATTTTCGCTTGCTCACTTTTTTCTTCATCCTCAGATGGGCCGTCCAAAACAGGCAATGCCGCATATGTGTTTGAACTAAGAACGTCATAATTACGATCATACCGGTTATTTCTCAGTCTTTCCAATGGAGGGCTTCTAGCACTTACTTCCTGAGTTGAAACACTCGGGACACCATTAACGATACGAGAAACAAATCCAACATGACGATCAACATTTCCAACAACCACATTAACATTATCATTATTATTATTATTATTATATTCTTCGTTATTACGTGCAGCTATACTATTAGCCGCCGAACTCATTCCAATATTTGCCACTTCCCAAAAATTAGAAAAATGGTCAACAGTATTATCAAGTTTTTTACAAAAACGAACAGGCCAATGAAAAGCGCTTTTGATAGCACTTATCATAAACAATTAATAAAACAACAACAGTGGGTGGTATTTATACTATACCACTAATAGTCTTACGGTTGCTAACTAGCAACTGCGGTTCCG